TCGAAATGCGTTAAAAATCAGCAAACAGTCGTTGTGAGATAAAAATGATGTTGACGCGGTTCGTGAGATAAGTAGAATGCATCGCATCAGACGGCAACGACGAAAAGCCAGAAGATACAAGCAGCTAAGTTAGTGAGGTTTACTAGCTAAAATGCTAAGCGGGAATAGCTCAGTTGGTAGAGCACGACCTTGCCAAGGTCGGGGTCGCGAGTTCGAGTCTCGTTTCCCGCTCCAAATTTAAAAGCTGGCACGAAAGTGCGGGTTTAGTTAGAAAGCTAAAGATTTTGGCGCGTTAGCAAAGCGGTTATGTAGCGGATTGCAAATCCGTCTAGTCCGGTTCGACTCCGGAACGCGCCTCCAATTTTCCTTAGCCCGGGTGGTGGAATCGGTAGACACAAGGGATTTAAAATCCCTCGGCTGTAAGGCTGTACGAGTTCAAGTCTCGTCCCGGGTACCAAGGAAATTTACTAGAATAATCAAAGCAATAAAGCAGTGTCGTGGCCGCCGAGAGGCGGTTTTTTTGTATCTGCGATTTGTGCCATTGGCGGCAAAATGGCGGCAGATTGGCGACTTTAATTTTTCCCCTCCGCTCTTCCTCATCATATTTCATTATTTATTTAAATAAATTCCCAGATACGTTTTAATTATTTATGCATTTTAGGGCATAAAAAAACCTGCAAAGGCAGGCTTTCGTATATTTGATCGTGGGAAGGTTATATCCACATCTGCACTTGTTGATCGCGAGTAGGGTGGGGAGCAACCGGCGTAATACTCCCTGGTGTCATAATGTAGCGCTCAACTGACTCCATCGTAACGAACGTGCAGCTGCAATTGATGTTTTGGCACTGGTGGTAACGCTCTTTAGTATTTTCACTTAAATAGCGACTTGAGCGTGCATGTGCCGCGTGGCGACAAATTGGACAATGCATCATAATAACCTCCAGTTCTCAAAATTTAGTATGCGAATTTTACCATTAAACTCAATAAATGTAATTTAAATTCACAAATGTGAGTTGAGTGGGTTTTTTCTCGCAAATGTCTGTTTTTGATTGTCTCAGTTACTGATGTCTTCATACTCCACATCAGACAGCTTAACCTCAAGCTCTAGCGCCGTCGTGTAGCCGCCATCGCCGAGGGTGTGGGTCACTTTAGTGATCGTCCATGCCTGTTGGTCTATGACGGCCTTAAACCCTTTTACCATCACCGGTGTTTCTGGATATAAATCGGCGCGCCCCATGGCGAGATTGATAGAAAACTCCGCTACGCCGCGTTGCAGTTTGTCCCACTTGGATTGTGCGGCGCGCATCGCCTGTGCTTTGGTCGAGTAGATTGTCGTAAGCGCTAGCACGTTATCGGACTCACCGGCCAGATACTCGCCCTGTTTTTCTTCTTGTGATTTGGCCGCTTTAGGGTTCGCCTTGGGCGGTTTGGCTTTGGGGTGGTGCAAGGCACGCAGGTGCTTCGGCTTAGCTTTACGTTGTAGCTTCACCTTTTGCTTTTTCGGCTTCGGGTCTTTGGTATGCAACCAGCTTGCAGTGACACCGGTGTAGGCGTTGCGGTCGGCGATCGCAAACTGGTGGCGGTCGCCGTCGCTGCGCTCGAGGGTCATCATCGGGATAGGTTTGCCGCTGGCCGTCACGCCGTTCCCCGCTTTGAGAAATAACAGCTTCCCCGCTTTGACCGATACCTCAGCACCGTTGCGCTCGGCCAGACGGGTAAGAAATTTGATATCACTCTCCTGAGATTGGTCGATGTGGGGGATCGCAATTTCAGCAAAGCCATTTGCCAGCACTGTGTCGAGTTGGTTGCGCTCGGCTATTTGGTTCACCACCGCGCCGAGGGTGGTGTCGTGGTAAGACACCTCGCGGCGGGAGTTAAGCGAGCCGCGAAAATCAGCGCTACGGGCGCGAATGGTCAACGTGTCCGGCGCGCCTCGATGCTCGATTTCATCAACGGTGAACTGACCCTTTCCAATCAGTGCCGACCCTTTCCAGCCGAGAAATAACGACAGCACCGCGCCGCGAGCGGGCATAGCGAGTTGCCCGTCGCTGTCATCAAGCTCGATATCAAGCTGGTCAGCCTCAAAGCCGCGATTATCGGTCATCGTCAGTGACAACAGGCGATGACTGAGGTTGTCGGTAATATCATCCCCGCCGAGGGTGAGCATAAACGCGGGCGTAATATCAGCACCGGCGGCGATAGGCATACTGGTCATCATGAAAATAACCCTCCGGCCATATCCTGCGCTTTCTGCGCCATCTCACCCGCCTGACCGGCTAAGTCGTTGGCCTGTTGTTGCAGGTCTCCGAACATCGCCCCGAGCGATTCATCAACGCGGGTTAGGGTCATACTAAATTCAATCCTGCGAGCACTGCCGTCAGCAAAAAAGACGCTTTGTGTCTGCGTCATGCTGGCGACAATGTACATGCCATAGATTGCCCCATCGCCACCAATCAGCGGCCATGCTTTACCCTGCTCGGCCATCGTTTTAAGCGTGAGCATAGACAGCGCGCCGCCGGTGATTTCAGGCAGTAACACACCCGACAAGGTAACCTTATCCTCGCCAGCACCTAAAAACTGATAAGTGGGGCGCTGCCCTACACGGCTGTTTGACGGCCAGCGATAATCGAGGCTTTGCTGTAACGATTGATAAGGCAATGTCTGGAGCTGAAAGACAAACAGCCCGAGCGTTAACATCATAGTCAGGGCTCCTTAATCGGTGGTCATACGCGAACGACCAGCCGCACGGCGTTGACGGTCACGTTCTTCGAGCGCTTCGCGGATCATGTTTTTGGCATCCTCACGATTTTGGCCGGGATGCGTCGGGACGGTGATGGCGTAGTTATTGGTGCTTTGGTCGGTGTAGTTTGAGCCGCCTGCTTTTACCGGGGCATAGCCGCCGGTGAGTATTCCGCCCGAAGGTGAGTAGCCTCGACCGTTCGCGCCGGTGGCGTACTGATTAACCTTGCTAGCATTGGCATCGATATCGGCAGACTCTTTTTTCATTAAGCCCATTTTTTCTAACAGCCAATCGACCTTGCTGCCTATCGCGTTAAATAGATTGAGCGGTGCCGTCAGTACTCTCGCCAGCGCCTGACCAAATTCAACACCGGCATTTTTGCAGCTATCGAGGCTTTCTTTCGTCGATGTCACCGGCGCAATCAAATCCCCGAACCACTTCCAAGCCGCTTGGAGTTTTTGCCCCAACAAATCAAACACCGGCATTAACGGCGCAAACATCTCAGATACCGGCGCAAACGCAGCCTTGAGCCCTTCCACTACGCCGCTAAAAAAGGCGCTGATAGGCTCCCAATATTTACGGATAAGCAGAGCACCGGCGACAATAGCCGCTGCAATACCGACAATCGGCCACGTCAGCGCACCGAGCACCGTTAAAATACCGCTACCGACGGCGGCAAAGACGGTGCCGAGCAAACTGGCTCCGGCAATGATCGCATTAATCCCCATCACCACCGGCCACGCCACCAGACCAATCGCACCAAGAACGCCAATGATAGCGACCGCACCACCGGCAATTTTTAGAATGGTCTGAGATAAGCCCTTATTTTTCTGTATCCATTGGTCGAGCTTAAGCACGTATTTCGTAGCGGTTTGGGTGAGTTGACGTAGCGCGCCCTCCTGTTGGTCAAACAGGTCGATCCCCACGGCCTCATAGGCTGACTGGAATTCTTTAAAATCCCCGCCGAGGTTGTCTTGCATCACCTTGACCAGTTCCTCGGTTTTGTCATCCGAGGTTTGCAGCATCTTGGTGAGGTTATCGAGCTTGCCCGAGGCGGCTGCGGTCATTAGCACCGCCGCCGACGAACTGGCTTCCTCGCCGAAAATGGTCTTCATATACTCGGCACGCTGCGAGGTGCCGAGGTTATTTTTATCAAAGCTTTTCTGCATCTCTTTGAGGATAGAGAACAGTGGGCGCATGTTGCCCTTGCGGTCAGCGGTTTTGACGCCGAGCTCGCTGATAGCGTCATGGGCTTTGCCGGTCGGCGCTTGTAATCGCGTGATGACTGCGCGGCTTCCCGTCCCCGCCATCGAGCCAGTGATTTTAGCGTCAGCCAGCGCACCGGCCATGGCGGCGGTTTCCTCGACGCTGATACCAGCGTTTTTAGCTACCGGCGCGGCGTAGGTCAGTGTGTCGCTGAGCCCCTCAAAGTCGGCGGCGCTTTTATTCATTGTGGCGGAGATAACATCCCCTATGTGTGCCACCTTATCGTTAGCCAGCCCAAAGGCTGATTTGACCCCCATTAACAGCGCGGCGTTCTCTTCCATGCTGCGACGGTTAGACAGTGACATATTCAGCGTGGTGGGCGTGGCGGCGAGAATGCCGTTTTTATCCGCACCCGATTTGGCGATGATGATTTGCGCGGCGGCAGCGTCACCGGCGGAGGCGGCCGTAGTGTCACCGAGCTGGCGTGCCTGACCACGCAGCGCCAACATATCCGCGCTCGATTTATCCAGACCGAGTACGGCCTGTAACTCTGAGTTTTTCTGCGCAAAGTCATAACCGGGCTTGAGTGCAGCCACTCCCGCCACGATACCGGTGGTTGCCATACCCACACCGGCGGCACCGGCTCCGGCCAAATTACCCGCTAATTGTTTACCGGACTCATAGCGTTTTTTCACCGCGTTGAGTTTGGCCTGTTGTCGGCTGACTTTCGCCAGTGCATCACGCTGGCGATTGAGGCTAGCGGTCGTCTCGTTTATCGAGGTTTTTAGGCGGCGCTCATCGCTGGATAGCGTTCGGGTATTAATGCCTGATTGCTGTAAGGCGAGGCGCTGGCGCTGCACGGATTGGCGTAGGCCATTGTATTTAAGCTGGAGCTCAGAGGCGGCGCGCTTGGCAGACTCCATCACCTGCGCCTGTGCGCGTGTCGGCTTTTCGGTGGCTTTGAACTGGATAGCCAGCTCGGCGGCTTCTTGCTTGGCTTTCTTCAACGCTTGGCCGGTGACGGCGAGCTGGCCGCTCGTTTTGCGAAAGCCCTCAACGCGTCCCGCTTGGGTATTCAGCTCTTTGAGGGTTTTCTGCGTGTCGCGAATACTGCCAGACAGAGATTTACTCTCCGTCTGGATCGCTTTAAACGGGCGGCTGGCTCGGTCGACGGCGTTGAGAAGCACCTGCAATTTTAGATTATTGCTCATCAGTACGTCCGTTTGGTGTAGCGCTTCGTTGTAGCGCTTTGTCGCGCCAGAGGGCGAGCTCGGTCAGGCTCATGGGGTTAAGTTCTGAGGGCGGCCAGTGAAATATCACTGCGATATCCGCCATCAGGTCATCGACCGATAAGTCGGCGGGAAAGTCTATTGAGCCGAATTCGGCGACAAAAAACCGATCACCTTACCGGCCAGCGCAATCATGTCGGGCAGCTCTAACTTGACCACATCGCTCTCCAGCAATGGCGGATAGGTCATACGCGGCAGCACCTTAATCAGCGCATCCACATCAGAGCTTGCCACCGCCGCCAGACTCACGCCGCGCAGGGTTCCCGCATTGGGTTTGATGAGGGTCACTTGCTCGATAAGCAGATCGCCACGCTTAATCGGGTTTTCCAGCGTCACCAGATTGTCATTTTCAGGGGTGACGTGCTCAGGGGTGTTTTTATCTTTCATGATTATTCTCTTTAAACAGGGGATTAACCGGCCAGTGTTGCACCTGACCGGCCATCAGATTACAGACCGAGGTTTTTACGGTGTTGTGCTAAGCGGTCAACGCCGTTGACCTTCTCAATCATGTTGACGACGTCAATCTCGATGAGTTCTTTGCCGTCCACAATCAACTTGTAGTAGGTGCATTGGGTCGAGATTTTGGTCTCGGTGTTCTCGCCTTGCTTGTTGTCACCGCCATCGATTTCTTTGTGGCGGCCACGGAGCACGATTTCCACACCGCTAATATCGCCGGTATCGTCACGCTGGTAAGAACCCGAGAAACGCAGCGGTACATCAGAGGCACCCGGCACGGCGTACTGACTCCATAAATCATCGTCAGGAAAACCGCCGATAGTCCACTCCACGGCCAGCGCGTCGTCATCGAGACCTAAATCCACCGCCGCCGAGCCGTTCAT